CCCTTTGCCATTGAACGTAGTCCAATCAGTAGATGTCAAATAACCATTTACAGATGCAGTAGCCGCCGCCATGCTGATTGCGGGAGTTGTGCCACCACTAGATACTACTGGGGCAGTACCCGTTACTGCGGTAATTGTCCCAGAACCTTTATTATTAAAAGTAGTCCAATCGGTAGAACTTAACGCGCCACGGTTAGTTGCAGATGCGGTAGGCACATTTAAAGTGATTACTGGAGTTGTAGTTCCATTAGCCACAGTAGAACCTAAATCAGTCCCTGTTGTACCCAAAGTTAACGCAGATACGCTCGTTACCGTTCCCCCGCCTGCTGGCGTTGACCACGAACCATCACCACGCCAAAAAGTAGATGCTGATGCTGATGTACCACTATTAAGGTTGGTTACAGGTAAATTTCCTGTTACCTGCGTTGCAAGATTGACATTGCTAAGTGTGTTTGACGCGCCACTAATTGTCTTATTTGTAACAGTCTGCGTGTTTGTTGCAGTCAGTACGTTTGACGGGGTAATTATTGCTGAAAGTAAGGTTGGCATTTTTTCTCCATCAGTACGGTGTGTTTGCTACATAGTAGCCAGTGAATATCGTCCACGCTGTACCCGTGGAGTTGCCAGAAAACACAAAACTCTGATTTGCTGTAGGTGTTCCAGTTGCATAGTTGGCGCTTGCAGAGGCAGCCGACATCACACCCGTTGGACGGCTGTTTGTACCAATTAACAATTCAACCACGCTGTTGTTGCTAAAACTAGATGGGTTGAAGAAAGTAGCTTCATACACAATGTTTGGACTGCCCGGCGTTCCAGAAGTACTTGCCGTTCCTTCAAAACGAATCCGGATATAGGTTGCAGCAACAATCGTTGAAACCCTTTGCCAAGAGTTGTCTGCCCCCATAAAGAAAAATTTATTAAATGCTGGGTTTGTTGGCCCTAATCCGCTGAAGACAACGCTACCTGATCCAAAAGTTACATAGCAGTTTGATGAAGGGAAGCAGCTTGTGTAACCTGTACCCCCCATAAAGAAAGTAAAACCAAATCCAATACTAAAATAGTTATCATCTTGGCTGGTTGTGATTTGTGCTGTGTATCCCGTAGGCGGGGTGGGCGATGCTGCTCCCGAACCATACACAGGTGCGCGAGTCCCTGCCGTAATGACGTAACCGACAGAAGCAGGGGTTAAAAAGGAGTTCATTGCGGCAAACATTACGGAGTATATCCTTGCGTAATTGAGCCGTACCAGTTTGTGCCATCAGAAACAAACGACAAGATGTCCATTTTGCCTGCCGTTGCCGTGATTGTTGGTGCGCCTGCTGTACCAAATTTCACATTTGTGAATGATGCCGTGCCATTACCCGTAGTTGCCGCTTGTTTAAGAAGTAGAACAAAGCTTTTTCCTGCCGTGGCAGTTGGCATAGTAAACACGCAAAGAGATGATGCAGTCAATGTTGCCGTTTGGACAGTGCCATTAGTCAAAGACAAAGTGTTTGAAGTTGCGACTATGCCAAGCGCAACCACGCTTTCCACGTAGTCTGTTACTGTTGGATTTGTCAACGTCTTGTTAGTTAACGTCTGAACGCCTGTCAGCGTCACCGCTACGCCAGTGTTTGCACCAATCTGGGAGAACACAGTCCATGTGCTTCCGTTGTACACCAACGTCACTGTAATGCCAGATATATCCAACGCCAAATCGTCTGCAATGCCACTAATAGTTGAGCCGTTACGACCAACAGTTAAATTGTTTGTGCCAAATGTTCCAGCAGAGTCAACAATCAAAACTTGATTTCCCGTGGCGGGAGAAGCCGGTAGAGTGATTGTGAATGCACCCGCTGTGGTGTTTGCTAGTACTCCCGCGCCAGCGGTTACAGTTGCATTTGCTGTGTATGAGGCATAGGTATACAAAACTGTTCCGTTTTGGTCAACCGACTTTCCCGCTGGATACGTGACAAATACATTGACTGCCCCCGGGAACGTAACCGCGCTACTAGAATTACTAGAAGACAGGATAGTTGTGCGCGTGAGTGTGGGGCCGCTAGTTGTATACGTGCCGATGCCCACCTCAAAGTTACCAGAGGTGTCAGTAGCAGCATAGTACGTCGTATTGTTATTACCAATAACAGTAAACGCTTGAAAGCCCGTGACAGCGCCAGATAAGGTAAAACTTACCGTGGTGTTGGCTGTGCCAGTCTGTTGTACTCTGTCTGCGACTACGAGTGCCATATGTGTCCTTAATCCATCTCAACCAAAGACCAGTTGGATGTCTCTGCGTTGTTCACCAATGCCCAGCTAGCGGATTGAGAATTGTTGACATTTTGCCAGTTTGCGGTCTGGCTGTCATCTACCAATCTCCAATATACAGCAACTACAGATCCAACCGAGCCAGTGGCCTGAACCCCTGACAGAGCAAAAGACTTTGCCAGCCCAACCGACCCAACGCTTCCAGTTGCCTCATTCCCTGTCAAAGCTGCTGTCTTGCCAGCTATTACCGTACCTACCGCACCAGAAGCTGTGACGCTGGTCAAGGCAACCGAAATTACAGGTTCTACTGTACCAACTTCACCTATCGCCACAGCGCCGGATGTTGCATCCGACTCGTTGTAGATCATTGTCCCAACGCTGCCGGTAGCCGCCACGTCTGTTAAGGCAACGGAGGAAGAAGGTATTATCGTGCCAACAACGCCTGCGGCTGAAACACTTGTAATGGCTCTGGTATGAGTTGCCTCTACTGCACCCGCACTGCCTGTGGCTAATACGCTAGTAAGCGCAGGAGAATTACTAAATCCAACTGTTCCAACGCTACCTGCTGCTTGGACACCTATTAATTCTATTGTTGTGCTTGGTACTACTGTACCTACCGAACCCGTGGCTTGATTGCCGTCTTCTGTTGGATTATTTGTCTCTGTAACATCCCCAACATCACCAGAAGCAGATACGCTAGTAAGCGCAAAAGATTTACTAAAGCCTAATGTACCAGCCGCGCCAGAGGCTGTGACGCTGGTCAAGGCAACCGCAGTAGTTTCTGTAACATCCCCAACAGCACCAGAAGCAGATACGCCTGTTAACGCAAAACTTGTAGCGCCTCTAGAAACCGTGCCAACATTGCCTGCTGCTTGGACACCTGTTAATTCTATTGTTGTGCTTGGTACTACTGTACCTACCGAACCCGTGGCTTGATTGCCGTTTTCTGTTGGATTATTTGTCTCTGTAACATCCCCAACAGCACCAGAAGCAGATACGCTAGTAAGCGCAAAAGATTTACTAAAGCCTAATGTACCAGCCGCGCCAGAGGCTGTGACGCTGGTCAAGGCAACCGAAAGAGACGGTACTACTGTACCTACCGAACCCGTGGCTTGATTGCCGTCTTCTGTTGGATTATTTGTCTCTGTAACAGTGCCTATCGAACCAACAGCAGAAACACCTGTTAACGCAACAGTAACGCCAGTCTCCCCTAGTGAGGAGAATGGCGCTTGCGAAAATGCGGAGATACCAAACATGGTCTACGGCGTAAGCCGCCTCCGGATTAAGTTGCTAAACGCAGTAACGCCGTTGCAGCCGCCGGATTTGGCATTGTTAGAGTAAACGTACCAGCAGTGATGGTCTGTGAACCAAATTTGTGGACGCTGACAGCAGGGTAATTTGTAGCCACACCTTGCGTTACGTTAAAAATAAGCACTGAATCAAATGCAGTAGCTAACGTGACGGTAGTGTATACCAAAGACGCCGAAGGAGTCCAATATCCAGTACCTGCTGTAGTAGAAGTATTGAGTGATGCTGGAGGGTTAGCATTCGTTACCGCTATACCACCAGCGGTATAACCTGTACCTGACACTTCGCCAGTCATTGCTGTCGTATTTACGGTTCCGGTATATGCAGTTGTACTTGCATCGACGGTTGCCGAAACCAAAAACAATGCCGCATTAAAAGTGTCTGCGGTTGTTGTGCCCCGAACAGTACCTACACCAAAGTTATGTTTTCCAGTAAGTAATTGCCCGAGAAACGATGTACACATTGCCTGAGTATTTGCCATGATATTTCCTTATGCAAAAGAAGCAGTTTCGCCACCAGCAAAAGTAGCGGGCTGTTTTAAAGTTACGTGAGCAGAACGATGAACAAGTTCACCCTCTAGCCAATACTCCACCCATGTGGTTGATTCAATGTCATTATCGACTGAACCCTCTTTCTTTTCGAGCAAAGATTCGTCCATGTCGCCTTTGGTTGTGGTTACAAGTGCCATTACGCTATCCTTATGATTGCTGAAGTGTTTGATACAGTGGGAAACTGTACCGTGAATGTTGCGGTCGAAGTCTTGTCTGCGCCAAAGTCTAGCACGCAAACCGCTGGGTTTCCACCCCCGCTCTGGTAAATTAAAGCGCCACGGGCTGTCAAAGCAGATGTCCAAACAGCGTTGTTAAAAGAGATATAGGCGGTGTTGCCGGAGTTGCCTACCGTGGGAGCTTGCGCAATCGTAAGTGGCATAGCCGCGTACCCAGAAGCCACAACCTCACCCGTAGCCGTATAAGCCGTGGTAGAGGCATCAAGTGTGGCGTCATTGGTATAGAGTGCAATGTAGAAAGTTCCCGAAGTAAAGTTAAACGTGCCGTTCATCAGCCCCGTCTTAAAGACATTACAGGAGAAGTTGCCAGTAAAAGCCATCAGGTCACCGCCTGCCTAAATTGCCCAGACCTATAAGCATCCTGACGCTCCATACCATCCCCCAGACGTTTAGCCAGCGCCAGCGCTTCTTTGTACTTCATGTCGTATCCAGCAATGATATCGACCTCACCTTTCATGAAGGTATACGCCTCTACCAAAGAACCATATAACAGTACAGAATCAAAGTTGTCACCTAACCATGTCTGACCAGAAGCGACAGTAGTGATCGACTCAGGGTAATAATAGTAATGCAACTCTACGTAATAGGCGGCATTAGGTGTTGGGCCAAGAATAAGCGATAACTCGTTTGTAATTGCTGAACTAATAATTGTCGGGCCAAACAAAGCGTAGTATTTCGGCTCCCCTGTGTCGTTGGGCGCTGGATATGATTGCCTAATGAAGTTCACATCTTTGTTCAACAAATACTCAAACGTGCCAGTGTCCAAGTTAGCATTAGTCACACCTGTCACCAACGCCAAAGAATACACAGACAAGAAATCAGTCGGTAAAGATATGTACTTATTGTTTATTGTGATCTCGGTGTATTGGTTCTTGCGCAATGACGGGAACTGAACTGAGTTGTATATACGTTGCTCAGCCTGCGTAATGAAAGTATTGATTTGCGTAGTCGCATTAACCGTACCCCCACTCGCAAGGTATACATCGGGGAACTGATTCTCCGTGTATGTTTGAATCGTGTTATACAACGACGTGTAGTTCATGCCATCGGGCCTCTAGACATCACGCCTTTGGTAGCGCAGCCAGTACCACGCATTTTGATACCAGTTGTCTTAACCTGCTCATCACCAGCATTTTTGCTGATGTTGCCAACGCTCATGTTGACCGTGTCAGCTTTGCTGCGGTTTGGCATTTTGCCGGGGTTAGGTTCAACACCAACAGCTTTACCAGTCATGGTGTGT